CTGAAACTACCTGTACTATATCCATTAATCTCGCCTTGCATCTATCTTACCATCCTCAACAAAGTTTTCTGCTCTAGCTATTCTGTCAAGATCAGGGGACAGGTTTAACGCACTAGAAACACTGGTGTCTATGCGTATCATATCGTTATTCATGGTTGAAGCTCTGGTGATAAGCATCTTAGATATAGCTTGTACGGTTTGTATTTCGCTTACCAAACCATCCATTAACTGCTTCATTACAAGAAATATAAAGTAAGCCATTATTAACCCACCGGCTACGGGAAAACCTAGTTCGGCTATTAGTGTAAAACCCTGTTCCATTTGCTTAAACTGTCCTCTGCAATAATCATATCAAGTACACCTACTACAGATACTTCATAGTGTTCTGCTTGACGTTCTGCATCCGCATAATTTTTAGCTATTATTTTAGGCCCCTCGTAACTTCTGCCATCATAAGTAAATTCGGTAAGATAAATTTGCATTTAATCCTCGCCTTTAAACTTTTTGCTTTGGCCTGAAGTGCCCGCGTAGATTCCAAACACGGCTGCCATAGCCCCGGTTACCACTGAAACTAAGCCCGCCTGTTCTAAGTTAGGTTCGGGGATTGTCATAAACCAAGTAACTACCTTATAAAGCAATACAATGTAAACCGTAACAAAAGCTCTGGGAAATATACGCCAAGCATCTACAGTTTTGGCTAGATGAATCCATTTATAAAAAGGATTGCTACTAGAGTTTACTGCATTAGTATCAACTTCCAGTTCTATCTGAACTTTCTTTTTTTCCACAATTATTTTCTCTTGCCCATACTTTTGTGGTATTCCTTAAAAATTGACTGCATCATATCCCTAGGATTGGGTCCTTTGGTTGTGTTTTGACCACTTCTTGCACTCTTTGGTATTGTTATTTTAAAGCCACCCTTTACTGTTCCTTTTCGTGGTTCTCTCCTGACTGCGACTATTTTTTTGGTTACTGCGCCACCCGATGCCTTCCTAGCGGTTTTTGCCGCAAGTTTAAAATCAGCGGCTGTCGGAGCACCTTTTGCCCCCTTCTTACGCATTTTTCTACCTTCCTCACGTTTTTTATTTATGTTGTAGTAAAGACCTTTACCCGCCATATCTTTCTCCTATTACCATTTAACTCTGTTAGCCCAATAAGCTGCCGACATTTTGCCTTTAGCTATGTTTTTGCCATGTCGAGCCTTAAATGATTTTCTTCTCATTTTTTGTTTACTAGACTCGCCCTTTTTTGGTTTACCTGCAGTGCTAACACCCTGTTGACCAAACCGTATAGTTTTAATTTTATCGCCTTGTTTAGCAACAACAACATGCGATTTTTTAGGGTGGCTGGGAGTACGTTTAGGTTTATTATAACCACTAACTCCTGCGTTTTTTAACCTGCTATCTTTTGCAGCCATGTTAACAGCTTTTAAAACTGCCCCCGCGCAAAGCAGCTCGCATTCCTTTTTTCTTACCTGAAATCATAATACCGTTTGCTGTATCGGGTGCATTCGATTCTACCATAGTTGAATAAGGGATAGAGCCTTGACCGTCTATCACCAATTTAGATACAGGTTTAGGTGCATCTTCTCCGGGACCGCTAATAATATGTACTTTACTCATAATCTTTACCTTTTTTATTTAATAACTTTTCCATGACCACGTAAAGCTTTGCCACCAGATTTTTTTTTATTTACGGCGCCGCCTTTGTTAAATTTTTCATACTTTACGCTGTTAAATTTTTCACCTTTCGCAGCTAAATCAGCCTTAACCTTACCTGTAAAATTTTGTTTTTTCTTCAATAAAGCATTTGTAGCGCCTTTACCCCGGTCCGCTGCTAACTCCCGGTTAACTTTAATAAGCTGTAGTTCATTAAAAGATTGTTTAACCGATCCTTTAGGCTTAACATAAGTTCCTGCTTTCTTTTTTGCTGCTATTCTTTTAGCCGCATCCGCAGCTAACTTGGCGGTTCGTGCCGCTGCGGTTATAGCAACCACTACTGGTTCCTTTGCTTCATCATTTCGCGTTGTTGCGCGGCCTGTATTCTAGCTCCGGTTTGACGTTCTTGGCTTGCAATACGTTGTTGAAACTCAGAAGACCGTTGACCTAAACGTTCTCTATCAAACGCTAGTTCTTGCTGGTCGTTAGACAAATTGCCTTTTACTTGTTGTTCTTTAATAGCTAACTCTTGCTGTTTAAGACCAATTAAAGGATCCGGTTTCTCTTGACCACCGCCGGCTAGTTGCTGACTTAACGCTTTAACTTCTTGCATACCCTGTGCAATAAATTGTGCTTTTAAGGATTCAAACTCCATGCTTCTTGGAGCTTCTACATCTCCTCCGTTAGCCATTGTTTGTGGCGGCATCATGTTTTGCGGAGCCGCTTGTTGAACACCATTTAAAGGTTGTTGTTGTGGGGCCATCTGTTGCTGTTGCATAGCCGCCTCGGCTTTTTCTTCGGCTTGAATCTTAACGTGCTCCATTATATGTTTTTGTAAATCCATAGCTAGTTTTGGCATTTGTGCAATCATAGGCGAACTTCCAAAAATAAGGTGAGCGGTGATATGTGCTTGATGTTCTTGACCTTTAAATACTTTTAACGGTACACCTTCCATAGAATCAATATTCTCTTGTGCCGGATCCCGCGGTTCAGCTTTATCTGTTGTATGTGAAACTAAAATCTTGTCCACATCCCGTACACCCAACGCTTCATACATGCGACGATATACTTCAGGAATATTATGTATTTCAGGAGCTTGCATAGCTAACTGCATTTCTGTTTGAGCTACCGCTATACGTTGTGCTTGAGAAAATGTGTTGGGATTAGAGACGGGCATAATATCTACACGATTATCAAAATCCAAACGTTTTACAGATTGGTCCGCACCCGCCACACTATACGGGTATTCTTCTGGTAAGTAATCGGACATAACTTTAGAGAGAAGTTTAAACTCAACACGCATAGCATAATGCAGACGTTTATGGATGGCGCTCATTACTCGAGTACCCTGCTCTAACATAGCGATAGTAGTACCTACCGGAGCATTTTGATTACCGTCACCTACTTTTAAATCAGTAATAGTGGCAAAACGTTGGGCGGCATCTACTACAAAACCCAACAGTTGAAACAAAGTTTGATCCGGACCTTTAAATGGCAACGCCATTAAGCTGTCTCGGATAGCTCCACCCGGAGCATCTACATCTCTAAATTCCCCCGGTTGCAGGGGTTCATTATCGTCTCTAATCCTTAGACCGCGAGCTTTAAAACCAGCCGGTAAATTAGATAATGTCCCAGCATCAATCAACTGCCTTAAAGCAGCCGTTGCCGTTCGAGACAATCCACCGATAGTGTGGATTAAACCTAGTCCGTAGAAACCAAAGCCCGGGAGAAACTTGTAGTGTATAAAGTATTGTATTTTGTGTTTAAGTTCGTCTTCCTCGCGATAGTTCCTACGAATAGAAAGCACCTGACCATTATCTTCACTAACGGTAACAATGTACGGTATTTTAATACCAGTAGCTTCGCCATCCTCGTCAGTTTCTTCAAAGCCGGGTAAATCTAAATCAACGTGACACTCTAACAAAGTACAATCATAGTCAATGTTAGAGGGTTGTGTCCCGTTAATGCTGTCCATTTCAGCGCTAACACTATCCGTATCGTCTTGAGCAGGGATAACGGGGATGTCGCGGTAAAATCCAGACAATTGTTTTTTGCGTAAGTCATTTAAAGACATACGTACTACGTGCGTAATGTTAGGGCACGTTTCTAAGTCATTAGCTTCATACGGTACAATTAAATTTTCAGCCGGAATAAACTTACAAACGGCTCGGTCTAAACCTTCGTCGTAATAAACCTTTTTAAAAGTAGAGCCCGCCAGTGGTAAATAAAACAACATTTGGTCAAACTCAGGTGTGTATTCTTCCATTACATCAGTAATGTAGTAATTCATAAAATCACGTACACGTACCGCTTGGTCTTCTTTAGCGTGAGTAGGTGCTCCAAGAACCACGGTTCGCACCGGTCCGCCAGAAGGTAACAATTCGTTAAAAGCTTGTGCCTGAAACTGCACAGCAGCTTCGGCTAAAATAGGGTGGGTTACTCCAGTAGCGCCACGAAACGGTTCAGTTCGGTCTTCGTATTTAAAGCCAAGTAACTCTAAACCTTTAGAGTAAGCTTCTTCCCAATCAGACCGAGAGGCTTTGTTAGATTCATATTCAGACAGTAAATCACCAGCAATAGAACCTAATTCCCGATCATCCATATCTTCAGCAAGATTGTCATAAAAGTTTTCTGACTCGCGAGCCGTGCTCATAGGATCAAAGTCCAGTGTTACACCCCCGTCATCTTCTTCTATAATTTCAATGTCTTCTGG